GCCCCGACCATAAGTACTGCGCCAATCAGGGTTTGGAATATTCCGTCGCCACCGGCCCCCTCGACAACAGGTATAAAGTCTATTGTTTTTATATTTTTCTTTTTTAAGAAAAAACTAGAATGATAAAACGTATCAAAGTCTTCTTCTAGCGACTCTTCTGTATCTTTAATTTTTCCATCAACCATTATTTCCTCGCCGTCAATCAAGATCGCATATTTTTGATTTTTTCGAGACGAATCTAGCATTAGGTTAAAGAGCTTGTTGTCCGTTTTTATATTTATAGCTCCGATAGCTTCATCGGCAGAATCCACCACAAGATCCCATTCTGATTTATCAAGAGATTCAGCGAGATACCCATGTAATTTTATCTTGGTCATAATTGAGTCTTGTGTCTGTAAATTTTGTGGATTAGTGATTTATAATCATTCGTCAATTTTTCTATTTTGGATGGCCTCATATAGGGCTGATGCAATACGCTTCCGCCTTGAAGGTAAACGGCGAAGTGAATTGAAAAATCTATACCTAATTTATTTGCAAAGCTTTTATCGACCCCCTTCATCCCTATTATGTCGTGTTTTTTCAAGTCGTTTACCTCTGTGAAATCGTTTTGCTTTAGGTACTTGTCGAATGATTGATTTAACCTGTATGAGTTTATCATCTTTCTGTATTTTTTGCTAGATTTCGTTCCAGTAAGCATTATGGTTATATCTGACTCTGAAAGGTTCACTCCTTTTAGTATTTCTACCTTATCGTAATCAGGGATTTCTATTTTAAGAATTTTTTTATAGTAATCACTTACCACTAAAAAACATCCTATTTTGTCACAGGAGTTTGTATCTTCCCAAGATCTTCCCGTCAAAGGCGGCATAAATCCATTTGGTTCGTAGTACAGAAAATCATTATTTTTATGATCGAACAAAACTAAAGGCACGTTCAGTTTTTCGCTTATCATTTTATCTTTGGTGCTGAATGAGTTTTGGCCTTTTGTATGCGTGTGATATATAAATGCTAAATTTTCCAAGAAAGGATTTATTTTATCATTAGTAGTCAGAAATTCCTCTTCTGGATTTTTAGATTCGTTTTCAAATTCTTTAACCACGTAATGTTTCTCTGTTGGGCTTGTTTCGGAATCGAGACCCGACAAAATAATACCTCCGCACTCGTTAGGGTATTCCTTTTTCGAGTGAGAAATAATTTGATCTTTTATTTCTTTCGCTAACTTCATCTTAAAAAATTATGCCTAACAGCCAACAAGGTTCTTTCTTTCAGCGCTCTTGAGTATTCTTCGATGCATGAGAACCCTCCAGCTGGATGGTGTAATATTGTGTCGTTGCCCATGTATACAGCCGAATGAGATAAGAAACTTTCCCCGAACTTGTTAATTAAAATTGCATCGCCTTCCCTTAGCTCGGATTTTTCTATTTCAAAAAACCCTTCTGATTCGTAGTTCTCCCTAAAAAGATCTTCTCCTCCGTAATCAAAAGACTCATTCCTTTCGTAGTCTTTTATGTTCACGCCATGTCTAGTTCGGTAATAATCCCTTACCAAAGTAAGGCAATCGCTTACACCGACGATATGGCTTCTTCCCAATAAGTCGTCTTTTTTGCCCGTGGGTACATATTCCACGAAAGAATTTGAGCCTATATGGTACATTAGATATCTAATGTTTTGAGCTTCGCTTTGAGTTTTGTCGAAATGAGAAAATTCTATATTGTCGTTAACATGGGAGTGGTACACGGAAGTAATTGTCCCCAAGGCTGTTGCTTCTAGATATTGCTTTGGAGAGATTTTAAAATGCTCATTTTTTGAAACGGAAGAATTGATACATTCAAATACGTCTAACTCCTTTTCTTTTTGGATTATAAACCCGCAGCACTCATTTGGTACTTCGCGTTTTGCGTGTTTTATGATCTTGTTCTTTACGTTCATTCTATTACGAGTCTTCAAGTTTCTTAACAGCAGGAAATCCTCCGAATGGCAAACACCCACCGTGAGTTTTGCCGTCCCCAAGTGCGTGGTATGCACTTCTAGTTGCTTTGCTCATCGAAAAGCTGCCAGCGGTATTTAGACCTTTTTTGTCTTTGTAAGAGTCAGACCATCTTAATTGGCACCCCTTTACGTCTTTAGCACATGAATCTTGAAGCCAGTACCGTCTGTTAGGCGGTGCGGCAAACGTATCAGCTACAGCAGATGGGGCATTTAATCTACAAACAAAGTAATATTTTATAGAATTCTTTTCTATAAATACCGCATCACCTTTAGTATACTGTTTGGTCGTATTGTATTTTTCAGGAGTCATTTGCTCGTTGTATTCAGGTACAGCGTCTTTGATTAGTGTATTTTGGGTATCTGCCACCAATGGCGCTTTGGTGGGAAGGTTTATTCTTCTCATGCTGTCTTTTCCGAAAGCTTCCTCGGCTTTCTCTCTTAGGTCGGCGTCCTGCGCGTTAGAGTAACCGGAGGAATATTCGTAAAGGCAACCTTCCCCTCGGTATTTAAATTGGCAACTTCTAGCTATGATAAGCCTATTGGGTAAGTTTTTATTTTCGAAATCCACAAAAGACGCAAGTTCAAATTCTAAGTTGGATCCGTTTTCGGCGCTTTTTCTTTCTATGTAGAATATCTCCCTTGGAAATTCTGCATTCGGGTCTGGCTCAAAGCCCTTTGGGACTAAGCTTGTATCCCCTATTACAGTTCTTGTCCCTCCTCCGAAATTTAAATAAAAATTTTCTTCGTCTAAATATTTTGCGAAAGTTTTTACTCTTGTCACCTTGGCCCCGATTAAATCCCCAAGTTTTCTGCAAGCTAGTTTGAATGTTCTAAATCTTTCTAATTCATTTTCGTCTGCCCCTATCGTTAGCTTGGGGGACGGAGCAGTCCCTTTAGTGGTGAATTCATATCCATCCACCTGAATTGGCATGGCCGAGTATCTTTCGCCTTTCCAAATCACATCTTGCTGAATCAGTTTCAAATTATTGTGAAATCTAAATATGGCGTCAGACTTATTAGTTACATCATAAGGGACAATTTGATCAATCAGCAGGTCTTCTACGTCAACTTCGTAAAGAGTTATTATTTGAGAAGGAGCTACCCTTTGGAGCTCGCTTATGATTTTCTTCCCGGAATCTAAAGATTTAGACACCGGAAGGCTTGGGAATTCATCTATCTTTTTTGTAGCCATTACAGCGTTACTTCTTCAAGGGTCACTTTAACATTAAAATTGTCAAAAAATTTCATAGAGAAATTCCAATTTCTGACAATAAAAAGTTTTTCAATAGAGTATGGAGGGGGCAGTTTGTATACGAAAGACTCTTGGCCCCTTCTTGCAGCCAGAAAGTGAGAAATTGCTCTAGCTTCATTTCTAGTTTTTCCGTCGAAAGTCAACGATGCTTTTATTAGGTCATTGTGTACGCTGTTTATTATTCTTTGCTCATATCCGTCTCCAAATTTTATGTTTTGGACTACAGGGGTAGAGGCTATGGAAAAATCATAAGAGGGCTTCCATAAAAACTCAGGCTTTAATCTATTCAGCTTTGTAAAATATTTTACCCCGCCCCATTCAGTGTTCGATACGGTAGGGGCGCTGGAAGTCACGTTGTCTTTCTTGAAGTACCAAAAGTGCTTTTTGTCGTTATACTCATGAAAAACGACGTCATGGAGATTGTAAGTCGTCCCTCCTGACCATGAATTTATATCGTAAATATTAAACATCCCTTTTTCCTAACTTATTTACACGTATTTCATTATTGATTAAAAAATAAGTCAGTGTAATAACTATATATGGCTTTTAGCGTTTTGAACAGAGAAGACCAACAAGTTTTTATAGGGTCTGGTCAGGTTTTCGGTATTCAATCGGTGAACGCTTCTTATACGGTCCCAGAGCAGCCTATGGAGATTGTGGGGTCTAATAGGATTATCCCTATCCCCACTAGCTCTCAGGTGGGCGAAATGACCTTCTCAGCCTCGTCTGTAGATACGGATCCTTTCATTCAATGTATATCAGAGCAAAGCTTCAATGGGTATCTCTTAAAAGACCAAAATGATTTTAGCAAGCATTATTACGCATTTAATTCTGGATATCTTCTGAGCTATTCTAATTCATGCTCAGTTGGCCAAATTCCCAGTATGGAAGCCAGTTTTAGGGTTGTAGGAGACATGGGCAGGATTCCGACTGGAGAAATGGCCACAGATGCCCAAGAGGAAGTGGCACACATCAAGAATTCGACGAAGACTGACCCATCATTTAAGTTTCCCGCCGCCTCCACTATTGAAATAACTTTAGATGATTTCGAGACGAATTTAGTTCAAAATTATCAAATTTCGATAAAAATCCCTAGAAAAGATTATTACAAAATAGGAAGCAGAAAGCCCCATACGGTAAAAATAGACTACCCTGTCATTGCAAATGTTAATTTCACAATAGAAATAAATGATTATTCTGGCAATTTAATAAGATCTTACCCATGTAAGCAGAAACTTAAAAATTTCGAAATAAACCTAAAGGATCACAGGACTAGAGATCTGATAACTCAATTTGCATTTTCCGGAGCTACTTTGGTTGGTGAAAATTATACAATAGATACAGATCAAAACGCTAGGATAACGGCTACTTATAAAACCTATATATCAGATTTATCCACCCTTGATAATAATTTGATTGGTCCAGAATTAATCACTCAGACTTATTGAATTTTAGTGTAAAATTAACTGGAAAAAGGTTAAGGGATGGTTTTTTTTAATGACTGCGATATTAGGATAAATGGAACTGGGTTAATGGCTCAGAGAGCATCCATTAAGTCCTCTAATTCGTTAAAGAAAATAAAGCCCCTTGGTAGAGCAGACGCTATAGAACTTACCCCAAATGGAGCGGTCCAGAACTCTTTTTCCGCTACTTATTACGTAGATTTAGACAGAGATCCCTGTTATCCCGAAACAGTAAGGATCAAAAACTCAACAGAGTTCGAGCAAGCCTCCCCGCAAGTGATAGAGGTCGCAGGAATTTCTGGCGTTTTTTATATGAGCTCTTTTAACATTAGAGTTCAGGAAAATAGCGTTATTTCGGCTGACGTTACTTATAACGGCTACGGAGAATTAAGCGGTAACGTTGCAGAAAAAGTAAGCGATCTAAACCTAGCGGAAAGTGGATTTAGTGGATTGGCTCATTCTTGGACTACTTTTATACAGTCCGACGCAGGTGATTTGGATATCCCCGTCTTTAAATTTAATTACTCTTTTTCTAATATGGTTAAACCTTTATATGCCATAGGAAATAAACTTCCTTTTCAGGTTGCGAACATAAATGCTGAAGAGTCCATAAAAATTGAAAAAGATCAAAGTAGGCAAATGAACCATTATGGCGAGAGTGGATGCGCTCTATTTGACGCTTGCGAACAGAACCCAAGAGTTAGAATCTTTAAGTTGGGGTATTTATGCGATGGAAGTTTAACCGAGTCTATGGATTTTGATGTGTCTGGATATAGAATTGTATCTAACAATGTTTCAATAAACACAAATGATTTTGTTAAGTCTACTTTTGAGATAAGGAGGATAGACTAATGTATAGTAGTTATAAAAATTGTATTATAACTCTAAATGGGAGCGGGATTATCGCTGACAGAGTTGGCATTGACGTAAAGGCAAACCTACAAGATAATTACCACTTAAATAGAAAATTTTCCCAAGGAGCCCCCTCTCCAGCTACTCCAGTAGGGGGGAAATTTAATGTGGGTTATTACTTAACTGGAGAAGACCCCCTACAGAAGCATATATACCTTGAAAGCTCCGGAATAAGCGGTGAGTTCGGGGGGGTGAATTTTTCAAGTGGATACTTAACTTCTTACTCCGTAAGATTTAATCCAAATCAGCCCGTATACGTAAATGCTTCTATAGATTTCTTTGATCATTTCTCTGGGCAGTTTATCCCCCAGTCAGAAACCTTAGATTCCCAGAACATACTTAATGTTTCTGACATATCCATAAATGGAACTGGATTAGGTAGTCTCTCAAGCGTTAGGTCAGCTAGTTTAGAATTCAAAAACGAGGTTAAAGCAAGTTACGAAGTATATACAGGGGAGTCTACGACGAATATAAGACCAGATAGAATACTATTTGGCAAAAAAGAACTTACCTCAAACATAAGTTTCGACAACTATAGCGGAGACTTAAGTATTTATGGGGAGGATTGCAGTGTCGCTTATTCTTTAGCTGACAGAGATGGAACTCGTCAAGCTCAGTATTCGCTAAGGGGGAAAACAGACAGTAAAAATCTTAGAAGTAGCTCTGATGGGGTTCTTGGTAATACTTTTTCCGTAAAGCAAACAACCTCAAGCGAAACGACAAGCATTACATCATTTTGGCCCGGTTCTGGGTTGCCCGGAGAGTTAGTAACTATCACTGGGGTAAATTTTCATAACGACCCAACAGTTTGCATAGGCGACTATTGTAACATACAAGTCTTTTATATAAACGACACAACAATACAATTTATTGTCCCAGATATTACAGTCCCCTCTGGGACTATAAATACAAGAAGAACCGATTCTGACGAAATAGAAGATGAAACTGATGATAACTTCATAGTCATAAGGCCAGTTATATCGGTGGGAGGTATATTTAGGAGAGATTAAAAATGCCCCTGTCTCCAACATTAACGGGATCTATAGGCGATCAGATAATGATATCTGGTGGTGGCCTTGACCGCGTTAGTCATGTTTATTTCAATCAGCAACCTGCCTATGGTTCTAGCGCTCAGTTTTATACGGTAAATCAATACTTTCTACAGGCTACGATTCCTCAAAACGCTCAGTGGGGAGAAATAACTTTGTATTCTGCTTTCCAGAATTCTTCTGGTCAAGCTCCCGAAAAATTCGTTCCCGCCCCGCAGATAACAAGCTTAGACACTTATACTCCACTGCCCGGAAGCATAATTACCGCGTCCGGCCATGCGTTTTCTGGTGTTACCGGAGCTTTTTTCGGAAGCGAGCTAATTTTAGGAGAAGTTCTATCAAGTTCTGTAACCGATATAAAAGCCCTGCCGATAACAGTTCCCACAGGCAATATATCTGGCTCGCTGAAATTAATGGGCCAATCTGGAGTGGTCGGGGAAATACATGGCCTTGAGGCCGGAGCTAGGCTAATCGGGATAACTCCAGCTTCTGGTTTCGTAGGAGATCAGGTTATCCTTTCTGGTGAAAACATTATCCCTGAGACGGTAAGGAGTAGTAATGGATTGTTCGATGTAAGCTTTAATGGTGGGATTGCGGGATTTGGTTCAAGCGGGAGCAATGTTATTACTGGTTACGTTCCCGATGATGCATATTCGGGATCTGTAAATCTAATAAATCTAAGGGGGGATATTCATACTGGGGGCATTGACTTTCACGTAAGGGTAAGTGCTCCCTATATAAGTAGTTTAGATCCTTCATCCGGAGTTCCGGCTGGAAATAGGGCTCCAGCATATTACTCCATAACAGGAAGAGACTTTGTTGACGTCGAAGGGCTCTTCACTTTTCCAAGCGGGAAGTCTTTCGATATAAGCACCGCTCATAATTTACTTAGCCCATTAACTTTATCTTACAATAGGATAAATAATAAGAATATAATAATCTCTTCTCCTAGTGGTACTGGCTACATGGACCTTGTAGTGCAAACCGCTCATGGGACTGGCTGGAAGCAAGGAGCTTATTTTGCAAAATACGAACCAACGATTATTGGGTTTGCCCCTAGATCAGCAGAACTAAATGCTCCAATTACAATTACTGGTAGCGGATATTTTCCAGATAGCTTGTCCGTTTATTTTAGTGGCTCTCATGCTAATAATACATTCTTAAATCAAAAAATATTAGCGACCATAAGTGGCGTTGAAGGCGACCCATTAGAGACCTCCACGGACCAACAAGTTATAACTGTAAGAGCTCCGGGAATGTCAAGCGCCTGTCCTTACAAATTAGTTGTCGATAATGGAGTTGGTGGAGGCGTTATATCAACTGATGCTTTCAATTTTGTTGGAGCTCCAGAAATAACAGGTGTCACCCCATTATCAGGTAATCATGGCGATCAGGCTTTGCTGGGCGGTTCTTCTTTAGGGGGGGTAAGTTCGGTAAGCCACGGGTCAGTTTCCGTGACTACATTCGAAGCGTCTGATGCCGATAACCCAACTGGGTTGTTAGTTACTATACCGCCTAAATCGAGTTACATAGAGCAAGATTCTCTTTATCGAAACAGAAACGAAGTATTCTCTATCAGTAATTCGAATGGCGTAGCTTATTCTTCCGATAAATTCCTAGTAATACCCCCTAGCGTTGTATGTAGCGGATTCCACCCAGAGTTCCAGCAAAGGGGTGGGTACATAACAGTCACTGGTGGGAATATAGAATTAGTTACGGGAATACACTTTTCTGGGAACTCGACAAATACGGGGATAGCAACAGTCAGAGTTGATAATAGAGGGCCAATTACTCAAATACTCCCGACTGGAAATGTTCAGCCCAAAACTGGAATTCAAGTTAGGGTTCCAGCGGAAGCTACAAATGGGCCTATACGTTTAGAAACAGAATATTCTTCTTGTGAGACTACAGGAACTTTTTATGTGGATATAACCCCTGATGGAGTAACTGTATCTCCAACGACAGGATTATATGGGGATACGATTACTTTGAGCGGCGATAATACGCATGGCTCAAGTTATTATATATGGCCGGTTTATACTTCCGGAACGCTGGACATGAGTGATCCAGTTAATAGTGGCTCTAACTCTTTAAATTTTCCTCCGACGCTTGATTATGGAAGCCCCGATAATGTTCAGTACCTTACTAATTCCGAAGGCGTTGATTATGTTACGTTCGATATACCTAGGGGCCTTGGAGAAAAAATCAGTATATATACAGTAAGAAAGGGGGTTTCTAATCCTAAACAATCAGACTTCAGATCAGTAGCTTTTGAAGCAGTTACTATCCTTCCTACTATTTTGGGAATTTCTCATTCTCAAATAAAAGTTGGAGATACCTTATACGTAACTGGGATTAACGCGTTTAATACGTTTGAGAATGCCATAGGTATATCAGGTACAGGATTAGCTGCGACTTACGAACCTGAAAGCCCAAAACAATTAGAATTTTTAAGTAAATATAATACAAAAATTGATCATTATACAGACAACTCAGAAGCTTCTTTCTTTAATCTTGGTGATTATTTCCTTCCGAATGATCCTGCTCTAATAGTTAGCAAGGGAGACGGTCAAGCTTTTCAATACAATGCAGACATAAGAAAAAACTATTTCCAAAGAGGTCTTTTAAATAGTGACGCCACAGGAGTTTTTGTTCTCCCAATCCAAATTGGGGATAATTTTGTTGGTACTGGTCATGTCTTCATGTTCATGAATGAAGAGTCGCTGTTATTAAACTACAGACAAAACATTGTAACTCCCGGCCCTGACTCGTTCACGTACGAAGAAAAATTATATCAAGGAAGGTATTTCAGTGAGTACGATTTTGATAATGATGGCAAAGCAGATAAAACTATGTGGAGTGGTGCCACAAAAGATACAAACTACCATAATAAAGGGCTGTTTCATTCAGGATTTACTGGCAGCTATACGATGCAGAGGTGGGAAGACGTTAAATATAAGTCTCATACACTTGAGATTCTCCCTGAAGTTTTAACCGTCAATGGAATAAGCCCTTTATCTGGCTTTCAAACTGAGTCGTTCTCAGTACATGGTAGCGGATTATCAAACATAACAGGAATATTCCTTCACCTTGGCGGCGGATCATCTTCCAATGAGTCTTACAAAATAACTTTGGGTGGTTCATCCAATGAGAAATTAACTGCTACTATTCCTACTATAGCATTCAATGGTGATTCATTAATAGAGTCTGGGTATCTTTCGGTTCA